GTTTGTACCGCCGTTGGCAATGCCCAAGGTGCCTGCAAGCGTCACAGCGCCCGTGGTGGCCGCTGCGGGGGTTAGGCCAGTAGTGCCGCCTGCAAACGACAGCACGCCCGTGTTGGCTATTGTGACGTTGCCAGTTGCACCAGACACTGATATGCCAGTGCCCGCGATGTTGGACAGCACGCCCGTGTTGGCAACGGTAATTGTTCCAGCCCCATTGGTGACTGAGATGCCAGCGCCAAAACCAAGTGTGTTAAGGGTATAGCCTGTGCCATTGCCAATTAGCAGTTGGCCGTTAGTGGGGATAGTCCCTAGCCCCGTGCCACCATTAACAACTGGCGTGATGCCAAGCGCCCCGCCGGTAATGTTGTAAATGTTGTAAAACCAGCGATACCACTCACGCGAAACCGCCCCCGTGCGCTCATCAGTAAGCGGCACGCGAGGCGGCGTGATTTGGGTATTAAGGTTAGGCATTGGTTGGGCTTATGATCAATTCCGCACCCACAATGGCAATTTTTACCGGATCAGTGCCTGAAAGTTCATAGACCCTATCGCGCAGCTTTAAGGTCATGCCCAGCCTACGCCAAAAAGTTCGGTGCCCATACGCGCCAAGTTTTCCAATTGATGACCAGTGTTCGTTTGAATATGTGTGGCCGCCGTCATCTGACCAGCGCAACATGACCTCGGGGTTGTAGCCAGGTGCCGCAGGATAAGAATTAGTCACCAAGTTGTAGCCGCTAATGTCTTCATCTGACAACTCGTACTGCCCAAGCGGCTCAAAACCATCGCCTGCCTCGGTGGTCAGGGTGTCGCCTGCTTGCGTGGCTAAAAACGTCTGCACGTATTCGGCTACAAGGTCTAACCCCGCCTCAGTGTCAATATTTTCACTGTCATACGCAGGGTACAAATTCAAGCCAACGCCGGTTTCGCAGTCCAATTGCAAGCTGTGCTGCGCGGTGCGCTTAAGGTTGTTCTGGCCGGTAGGCAGCGCCCGCCATGACCGCAACCACTTTTGGATGCCGCCATTGTCAGCGTACACATCCAAGTCAAACGTGTAGATGTTGCCGTTTTGAAAATCGCCAACAATGATGTTGCCGCCAAAGTTGCACTGGCAATTGCTGCGGTGCCGCATAAACGCGCCGCTGTCAAGGCCAGCGCGTTCGTGCCAAGCTTGCGTGGCTACGTCATACACCCACGTGGCGTTGCCGCTTGGAAAAGTTAGCACATAAAAAGCGTGGCCTTCCTGCTGATAGGTGTAGGCGATGGCATCCGAAATGTTGCCGTACTGAGCAATGGCGTATTCTATTGCATGGGTAGAAATACGAACGCCAGTGTAGCCATTGGCGCGGTAGACAATACCCTGCCCACGGGCATCTGTGCCCAGCCAAAACAGACCGTTGTCCATCTTGGCAATGGTGTACGCCGACACGCAGCCAATCTCGTTAAACGCGCCTTGAATGCGGGTCAAAGGAAAATCAGCCGCACCAGAGTTGTACCAAACTTCAACCGAATCAGTGCCGAACACCCACAGTTCGCGGTGGTCAGCAATAAGGCCCACCACTCCGTCTGGAGAGCCTTCAGCGCTTGCAAAGTCCAAAGGATCAACGGATGTGCCATCCAGCAGTTGCGACACCCAGATGAATTGGCTGTTGGGCTGGTTAAAAACAAAGTAGCCGTCAAGATACGCCACCGTCACCGCGCCTGGAAAGTCAGGGTCAGCGATCTGGGCAAATACGTTGGTGACTTCGTTGTAGATGTAGCTTGGCCCGTTGGCCGCAAGAAATATCTGCGTGCCGTTGTCTGCAATGGACACGGGGCCGGTGCCAGCCACGGTGCCTAGCAATGTGGGCGTTGCGTTCAGACCGGAAAGTTTATAAAACTGATTGCCAGAGACAACAAAAAAGTCGCTGCCGTTGGTCTGGTGCGCCCACAAAGCGCGGATCGGGCCGGTGCCTACAGTCTGAAGAAAGTTTAGGCCAGGGGCGCGGTTAAGAAACGCCGCCTCTTTGCCACCCTCGGGAATGACTTCTGGAAACAGATTGACCATGCGGTTATCCGCAGCATTGACGCTGCGGGCAACATAGGCTGATCCAAGAATCGGTGTTTTCATGTTAGACGTGGATTGGAATACCGCTTTGTTGCTATTACATCAGTTCTACCAACCCATTGCTGTAATGTCTAACAGTCTGTCTGGATAATCAGCAATATATTGATCTTTTGTTAATTCGTCATATTCTTTTTTTGTGCCATCTTCAAATGTCACAATTAATTTTTGTTCGGCAAAGTTTAGTGTGTATGAATCAATCATTTAGATCACCTGATATGTGAATGAAAAGTTGTAAGCCAAGGAAGTGTCAACACTAGGCCGCAATCGAACTTCGACACCATTGTTTGCGGTGTCTGCCACACACACAAGGCTGTTGGCTGCAAAAGGTGTTGTAGCGGATGCGCCGACACCACCTAATTGTCTTGTCGATGAAAAAACAGTAGCCACAGGAAGGCTCATTCTTACAATGGTGTCGGTTGTTGCTGTTGTTGCATCAATAACAAGTTGACCACTAACAGTCACCGTGTTGCCAACTTGCAAATGTTGACAAGCCGAAAACGTCACCGAGTCCACGTTTGTGTTTGTGCTAAGTTGAGTAGGTGTGTAAGTGTTGCTAAACACGTTACCGCTAGTGCCAGAAACTGTTAAGTCAGAAATGGTCGGGGCTGTTGCAAATACAGCAGAGCCTGTGCCAGTTTCGTCAGTCAAGGCGGTTCGCAAATTAGCGCTGCTTGGCGTTGCCAAGAAAGTAGCCACACCAGTGCCTAAGTTGCTTATGCCAGTCGCCACAGGCAAGCCAGTGCAGTTTGTCAATGTTCCAGAAGTCGGCGTGCCAAGCGCAGGAGTTACCAGTGTTGAATTGGTGAACAGCAGCGCATTAGTGACTTGTTTTGTTGTGCCCCCCTGCACGATTGGCAAAACGTCTGTTGTAGCCGCAGCCGTAGCTACAGGAAGGGCTGAAATTGCAATGGTGGCCATATTAGTAGTTTCCTGCGTAAATGTTAAAGCGTTGACGAGTGGCGACAATAGCGTAAGGCATAGACATCACATCATCTGGGTTGTTGATGCGTTTCAGGTTGCGTTTGCTAGTCATAGCAATGCGCTGCACTTGGGGGCTTGGCTCAACGCCAAACTCGGGCGCTATCTCCATTGCCAGATTGTAGGTAAACGCCCGCAAGTAGCCTGGCGGGAAGAACAAGTCAGTCGCCAAGGTGGCGGGGTTGCTCAGTTCTTGAACCGAAATAAAGTGCCACTCCAAGTCCCGTGTGGGGCGCGGGTAGATGGACATCGTAACGTCAGGAAACCCCATGTTCACAAAAATTACTTGGGGGTAGGTGCTGGTTACGGTCTTGACCGCAATGCCGTTGTACTGCTGTTGGTTGATGAACTTGATGCCAAATGACACGTTCGTGCCGGGGTCACGGAAGTAAGTCGCCTCATCCAACAGCACGGGCCGCAGGCCAATAAAATTGCCAGTAGGGCCGAGCGTGCGGATGTACTCGCCAGCAGGCCATGTAAAGACTTGATCTTGTGTGCAAAAGACAGACAGACGCTCTGTATTCCACGAGTCAATCATCTGGTTCATCGCCATCAGGCTGTCTTGCGACACTGACGCAGAGGTTGTTTCACCTTCGGCCAACACGCCAAGCAAACGAAGTGCCCGATTGATTTGATCGCCAGCAGTGTAAACGGCCATCTCAGACTCCTTCGGCTACAGCCTTACGTGTGTATTTGCGCTTAACTTCTAGCGCGTTCACCACTACTTCAGGTTCTGATGTAGGTGCTTCTGGATTGTAGCGCGTCCAGCCGTGTGTTTCATCATAAACGGCCTCAAGTTCCATAGTGGCAACTTTACGACCGTGGACGGGGTGAGAAAGATAAATGTTCATAAGAAAACGGGGGCCGAAGCCCCCGCTTTTTAGTTAGATGCAATTAAACCGACAGTTTCAAGGCGTGCTTCAACTTGAGCAAGACGGGCTTGCAAGTTGGCAATCACAGCCAAAACAGTGTTACCTTCGTCTTTGGTTACAAATCCGAAAGGGGTAGTCTGCGTCAGGTCTTGAATTGCAAAATCAGCCGTGCTTGGCGCAGTGCTGGTAATTGAGGTCAACTGAGTAGTCAAGGCAGCACCTTGAACCACAGGGGTTGTACCGTAAAAACCAGCAGTGCCGCCAGCTTTGCCCATGATTGCGCCGTCTAGTTGTGCGTCTTCAAACGCAACGCCTACAGCTTTTGTATTTGGCATGATTTTTCCCTTTAGGAAGACGGGGCCGAAGCCCCATCAGATTTAGGCAACGCGATAGATTGAATACGCTGCGTCACCTGTTTTGCGGAAACGGAACGTGCCAGATGTGTTGCTGGTTTTAGTCAGCGAATCCTGGATCGTGTCGTTACCAACAAGGGTGTTGCCCGTGCCAGCGGTGAAAACTACGTCATTTGCTGCATTGTCACCAATGTTGATGAACGAGCAGTCAAATGTCGAGCCAACTTTAAGGCTAGAAAACGCCGCATCAAGCAATGCGCCTGTTGGGAACACATAGGCGCCAGCATCTGTGCCGCCCGAGTCCATAGTACACACACCAGCAGCCAAGTTGTCTGCGGTGATAGTGACAGACGCGCCAGCCAATGCAACGGGTGCGCTAGTGTTAGAAAAACTGATTTCGCCAAGATTGCCGTCACCAACTTGGTAACCGCTTGCGCCGTTTGGAAGTGCCATGATAATTTCCTTCAAAAAGATTTAAAAAACGCCCCCGAAGGGGCATTAGGTTTAGCCCCAGATGCGGCAAGCCATTTGTGGACGGATGGTACTGAAACCATACAGAACGTCAATACGGCAAGGCATACGGTCGTTGTTGATGTCGTACTGACGAACAACGCGCAGGCTGATACCGTTGTGAACGGCACGAGCAGCCATGTCAACGCCTTGTGGCAGCAACAGGTCAGCAGTGGCGAACGTGATGGCATCCTTGTGGTAGACCAAGTTCTGAGCGTACTGAGTAGAAGCAGTGCCCACGAAGGTCACAGTTCCACCAGTTGCAGGCAGCACATCAACAGTAGCCAGAGCGTGGTTGGCCGAGTACATCGGGGCAACAGTCACAGTCCAAGTACCAGACGAAGCGGTGGCATCAGCCAGAGCAACGAACTGGAACAGCGAACCAGTGGACTCACGGGTCTGTGGGTTGACAGCATTGCAAGCACTGACCGTGAACACGTCACCAGCTTTGATGGTGGTAGACACAGAGCCTTGTTCCAACAGAATGGTAGAAGCGCCTTCGGCAGTAACGCCTGGGGTCTTAACCAGTGTAGAAGCGGTTGCGCTACGTGAACCAGTGGTGTGCTGCTTGATCGACTGAGACATGTTGATCTCGTCAAAGCCCAACACGCCAGTGCCCATCATGCCGTTTTTGAACTGCTTGGAGATAGTGTCGGTCGGATTGAACAGACCTTTCATACCTTCAACCAGACCGGCGTTGGCCGCTGGGTTAACAGTAGCGTAACGTGGCGACATCACAGCAGCGTTTTCGTTCAGCTTCTGTTGGGCTTGGAGCAGCACCAGCGAAGTCGAAGGAGTTGTGCCAGGCGTGCCAACGGTGTTACCGATGGTTTTGTACGCATTGGCAACGTCAGCATCAATGCTGGAGGCCAACTGGCTGATACGCGGCTTGAGAACACGCTCTGCGAAGTCGTCCAATTGCATGGTCAATTCAGCAGATGTGAAGTTGACACCAATGTGCTTTTGGGTAGAAACAGCCAGAGTGGTGAACTGCTCGTTGTCGTCCTGAACTTGCAGGGCGGCGCCGTCAGTAACCAGAGCGCGGTCAGGCAGACGGATACGCAGTGTGGAGCCAATTTTAGCGCCTTCAACAGCAAAGCTGTCGTCGTACTGGCGATTGACGTTACGGGTGAGCACCAGGTTGTTCTCAAGAATTTCGAGAGCTTTCCGAGTGATCATGTCGATGGTAAGAATCGAGTTTGACATTTGTAAATTTCCTAAAAAAAGTTAGCGGATACGTTGTGCTTCCCACTTCTTCATCTGGCGTGCCCTATCAGCTTCAATCCACTGCGAGGCCGTCATGCTCTTAATGGAGCGTGGGTCTGTAGTGTCAAGTGCTGGCGAGCCAGAGGCTCGGGCAGTAACAGGCGAAATCGGCGTTGGCGCTGACGTTGTTCGTTTGACCGGGGGTTCTGCGGCCAATTTGGCCTCAATCTTCCCAATCTCTTTTGCCTGACCGAGTGGCGTCATACGTGCGATGCGTTCCGCGTCTTTGGGGTTAGAGCCGAGATAGTAAGCTAACTCAGGCCCAATGTCCGAAGACTGGATCGTTTCAGCCATCACGTTCGTGATCGGCAGTTTTGGGTTGTAGGCGACTTGTTCAAAGTCATCGTACTTGTCCCGCGCTGCTTCTTCGCGTTCCTGATAACTTTCGAGAATAGCAGAGTGCTGCTTGGCAGCTTCACGCTTTGCAATCAGTTCTTCAGCCTTTTGTAGCGCCAACGCTTCCGTGTACGCTTCGGTAGACTCAAACTGATCAGCGGATGCTGTTGGTGCGGCCCTCAACGTCTGTTGTTCAGACTGACGCTGTGCTTGATCTCGTTCCCACTTACGTTGCTCTCTTGCAAGGCGTTTGCCAATTGCTGCATCAAGTTCCTCTTGCGAGAATGTCTTGGCTACTGCTTCTGGCGTTTCCGGCGTTTGAACATCAGTCGCAGGCGCAGCCGTTGCTTCCTGTTCTGGCACGGGTAGTGACTCCGCTGGTACTTCTTCTAACATTTATGAATCCTTGGATTCCTCGGTCAACCTGGCCGATACGGTTTTGTCAGCATTATGCTGGAATTTTGGCCCACGGTAAAGCAGGCTCAATTTTTTCTTGCGCTAATTGGCGTTCAATTTGCCCCGCTACTTGCGCTTCACCTTCATCTTTTAGGTGCTTGGTAATGGTTTGTTCTGCGCCATTTGTCCCCACCAAAGTAATAGTTTCGGGCGCAAAACACCACGCTAAAACTTGCTGTTCAGTTAAGAATTCGTATGGCACAAAACTATCCCCACGGGTAAATGTGCGGGAATAAGCGGCAGATGCAGATTTATCGCCATCAGTACCCGTAACCGTCAATTCAGCCTTAACAATAAGATTGTCTTCGGCCACTTGAACTTTATCAATGACCCAGTTGTATTCCATGATGTTTCCTTTGACTTAAACAAGCGTAGGCGAAGCAACGGCTCTAAAAACAGCAGACGCTAAAGTTTTAGATGATCCGGTGTTATTTGTTACAACAACAGTAACATTGTTTGCGGCGTTTACATAGCCTGATATTGTCATCCCTTGCAAATCAACGCTGCAAGACGCAGTTACTGTATTTCCGAGCACTGCATTTGGCACTGTGATTGACGCGGTATTAGAAGCGCCATTTGTAATAGTTCCTAGTGTTGCAGTAGCAGTAGAAGCATAAAATGGCCCAATATAACTATTGGCGTTAGTTGATGAATTTAATACTTGACCTAACTTATTTCCGTCTAAATTATTTACGCCCATATAGGCGTTAGAAATACTTGCCCCAACTACTATTCCATATTGTTGAGTGCCCGAAGCACCCGCATTATCAAAGCAACGATTTCCTACCAATACAGAATTATTGGCGTTATAAGTAGCAGTTGAATAGGCAAGTGTAATCCCGCCAGATGGCGTTTCTGTGGTGTAGGTATTGTTGTCATATATAATATTGCCTTCAAGTATAGAATTTTGCCCACCAATAAATATGCCTGGCCCACTAGCGCCGTGGATAATATTGTTGCAAATTCGGTTGGAACTACCCCAACACTCAATACCTTTTACAGAAAAACCATCACTGTCCACACCTGTGTAGTTTCCAAAAATATGATTTCCAGATAATATATTAAACGCAGTAGATGCTGTTTGTGCTATACCAATGCCTGCGCCGTATCTCCAGTTAGAAATTGTATTGTTATCTATAAATAAATACCCGCCTTGCAATATTGTCCCCGAATTTACAAGCACATTGTTTTGAATCCACCCATACTGATTAGTTTGTGAACCTGTTTCAGTTGTTAAAATACATTCGTTAACACCTTGGGCATCAGGTGTTGTGCGTTCAATGTAACAATCTTGAACCCAAAAATAACGGCAGGAATTAAAACCAATTCCAAGTTTGTTAAATTTGACCACTTTGCAATTTCGTATCGCCACAAAATTACTGTTTAAAAAACCAAATGCAGAAGTGGCTGAAACTGAAGATATATCTGCAAAGTCAATTTGCAAATCTTGCACTGTTACATTGTTTGTTGAAGTGCCTGATACAAAACTTCCCACATTTGTTCCGTTTGAACAAATGATTGTGTTGTTTTGTCCGGCGCCAACAAGTGTAAGGTTGGCAACCAATGATAGCGTTGAACAAAGATAAACACCGGCGGGCAAATACAATACGCCGCCCGTGCTGGCATTTATTGCGGCCTGTAAAGCGGACGTGTCGTTGGTTGCGCCGTCACCAACAACCCCAAAGTCCAAAGCATTGTTAAATTGCTTTCCTTGCTGGATCATTGAAAATGAAGTTTTTGTGAGCGCCATGATTTTCCTTTAGGCTAACGTGATTCAAGAGCATTAATGCGCTCGGTTAGGGATTCAATAGTTACAAGTGCTTTTTGTAAAGATATGACAACCACCGCTAAAACCGAACGGTCATAATAACCCCACGGTTTTGTTGTGGAAATTTCTGCGCCATCGTTTGTTGTTTCAATTGTTGTTTCGGGAACAGGTGCGGCTTCAGGGCCGATGGCAGCATTTACGTTTTGTGCGTAAAAACCCAATTGCCTTTCAGCCCCAAAAATTTGTTTTTTCTCATCGTTGTAGTACCAGTATCCTGGCTTTAATTTCATAAGCATGGAATCGGCGTCAACGGGGACGCCATCTTTAATTTTCCACGTTTCATCAGAAACAGACGAAATTACACCCGCCGCCGAAAATGTTGCCGCACCAGCACCATAAGCACTCATGGTAACAATGCCAGTAGAGGATATGCGCTGGCGCTCTGTAACAGTGCCGCCAGATGTAGATGTAGAGAATGTCAGATAGCCAGAAAAATTTGACGCTGTTGCGTTATCTTTTAACCCTGCTATTGCACAGAATCCATAAGGGTCAAATCCTACTGCGCCGCTTACGCCGCCAAAAGATATTCTTCCACCCTTGTCTGCGCTTATAGCATCTGTCGAAAATATATTTAATTGACTACTGCCAGAAGTTAATCCAGGCGTCCCCCCAGAAATTGTTTGGTCGCCCGTAAACGATTGCGCCGCGTCCGTTCTGGCGGCTGTAAAGTTTGCATCCGGCACTGTCACAGTTCTTGTAGTGCCTGTTGTTGGCCCAGACACTTGCAAAATGCCTGTTGTTGCCGCAGCGCGTAAATTACGAACAGTTAAATCATCAGTTGCTACTTTAACAGTTGCGCCTGATTGAACAATCGGCAAAACTTCTGTCCCAGCTAGAGGTGTAGTTGCGCCAGTTAGCGCGGAGATTTTTTTGTCTGCCATAATTTACCTCGATTAGTTAAACATTACTTCAATTTTTGAAGTAATAGGTGGTGCTTCTGAAAATGTAAGTGTTGTGCTTGCCACAGCATAAGTGTTTTTGTTTTGGTACACACCGTTAATGTACACAAAAGTAAAATTTTCGCCCAACGATGCAGAACTTAACGTAAACGCAATTTGCGATCCTGTGCCCGTAAAGTTTTGAACTTGAAATTCGGACGCGCCGCTCCCCGAAACATTGTCGTAAGTGGCGATAAGAACATCGGCAGACGTATTTAAAGTAAACTTGTACGGGCCTGCCGTTAACCAAATTTCACCGCCTGGCACTCGGCCAGCAGAATCCAAAATAATTGGATTGGTATGGGCGGTGACTCCAGATGAACTGGTATATGTAGCTTTGGGTGTTGTTGTCCCCGCAGCATAAGAGTACAGCTTGCCGCCAGCTAAAGGGACACCGCTATTAGTAAAAAACTGAGCCGCTACGCCGCCCACTGGAGAGAGAAAAACGATAGCCATTTAAATCACTCCAAAAGAATCAAGCCACCGTCTTCTTGGACAAGGTTGTCGCTAGATTCGGTGAGAAGGTTGCTTTGCGCTTGTTCGCTTCCACGGCCACCAAAAAGCGAAATAACACCGCCTAGGCCAAGACCTACTGCATTGCGAAAAGCTACACCGAAGCTCATTGTTTGTTGATGGGTTTGGAATACGCGGTGCCATCAGTGCTGCCAATTCGCAACACGCTGACGCGCCAAGGAGCGCCGGTAGAATTGATTGGCACAACAAACGGGATGGGCGTAAAAGCTGGAATTGGTGTGCTGGCGCTGGTAGCCACGGCCCCAACACCCACTTCAACATAGCAAGGCTGGTCGCACCAGACTACTACGCCTTGTGGGCCAGGGGGCCATGCAGTCGTATTTCCAGCGCTAGCACCGGCAGTTGCAGTGTAGGCGGGGTAATCCGCTTTGCTCATCGGGTTTAGAAGTTCCATGATGTTTCCTTATGCCAAGAATTTCAATTTGTACAAAGTCCGCAGATAAATCTCAACGATATTATCTATCAACTGTTGTAGCGATGAGTCTGATTTATCACAGACATTGTACCGAGCACCTTCAATCTCAGCCAACGAGTCTTCTAAGAACTCAATCACGTTGCTGGTCTTCTTTGCTGAGTGCAGGGTGATCGGGCCGATTAAACCGTGACGGCCTTGGTAGGCTTCGGCAAAATCATCAGCCGCACCAACGATGCGGTCATAGAAAATGTTGAGCGCTTGGTGCTTGCTAAAACTGCGAGTGTTCAAGTGAACGCTGTGCGTCACATCACGGGCTAGAAATAGCAAGCCTAAAAAATCAGCGGGTTTCATTGTGGCATTCCTTCAGGTGGCATCATTTCCATAGGCATGGATTCATCACGCATTTCAGGCATCTGGTTCATCATGCTCTGCGACTCCATCGCCGCAGCAACCACGCCCATCGCAATGTCCTGAATCTGCTGCTCAGTCATGCCAGCTTGCACAGCGGCAATGCGCTTGGTTTCGGCATCGTACACTTTGACTTGGGCTTCAAGGTCTTTGCGCTGCATGTCTTGCATCTCAATGGACTTGCCCACGTTCTGGATCATCTGGTGCATCTGCTCCATCTCTTGGCCCATCGCTTGCATCTGCTGCTGCGCGGCTTGCAGTTCTGGATTGTCCTCGCCGTCTGACATGAGCTTAGGATCAATGGTCTTGGCAAAGCGTTTAGCCATTTCCTGAGCGCCAGGCCAGTCCATGTTCTTGACAAACAGATCGCCGGCTACCGCCCACAGTTGCGGGTTGCCTTGCAACAGTTGGGCCATTGCCTCAAGAGCCTCTTGGCGCTTGGTCGCGTAGCCTGGGCCGGTGGTAGCCACGACATCGTACTTGCCAACGCCAGGGTTGTAGATTTTCTCCATCACAATGCCGCGCTCGTCAACGATCTTGTTGACTGGCTGATCTTGGTCAGGGTTGATCTTGACCATCTTTGTCTCGCCATCTTCACCGATGATGCGAGCAATGCGCTGGGTGTCGTAAATTTTCGGGATCAAGTCCACAAGCTGGCGGGCCACGTGCCGAACGCCACGGGCCAAGTTGTCGCCGTAGTGGTAGGTGCCCACATCGCCCTCGCGCTGACGCGCAAGAATTGCTTTGCCGCTTCTCTCATTGCTGCCCATGCCCAAAGATGCGTTGTATTGGCCGGTTGTGGACTTAATGTCCTCAGAAGCGCCCGCTTTGGCTTGCAGCAGGCCGCTAGAGGCCATCGGTGGCTGTGCCCTAGACGGTAGCGGCAAAACAGCGCCTTGGCCGTCTGTGACGTCTGGGTTGACCTCCAGATACGGCCAGTTGGTCGTATTTGCGGTCTTCCACTTGTCTTCGTAGCCTTCAAACTGCCCGCCGTAGCCAATAAATGGCGCTTTCGGGGCCAAGGCTAGCATTTCAGCTTCTTGCGAAACCCAGTAGTTGTACATGCGCTGGGCATCCTTGGCGTTACGCACCAAGCCCGACACATACAAGCGGCCATCGACTTCAAACTCGTTGCCAACGATGCGAATGACGGGGATGTATTTGCCCGCCCAATCGCGCTTCTCAAGGATTTCGTAGCCGTTGATCTTGCAGTACTTGACCTTTTGGCGGTCAGCCTCGCGGCTGCGCTTGGGCTTGCCGTAGATGGCTTTTAGCTGCTTGTCTTCGGGTGTGCCCTCAAAGGCGGTAATGTTGCCAGGGTACAGGTTCAGCGTAGCGCGGTCGTAGTCGATGTAGTAGTAGTCTGCAACGCGAATCGTGTCTTCGTTGAGCCAGTTGCTGATCGACTGGTCGCCCACGCCTAGCGATTGCAGCGTGGTGATGGGCGCTGCGTCTGGGTACTGGCGCTCGTACTCTGCACGGGTCAGGTCTTCAGTGATGAAGCAATACTTTGCGTCCGCGCCGGTCGGGTCTTGGATCATCGGGTCCATGTAGACCGAGAACGAGTTGCGGATGCGGCCAATCTTGATGTCTTGGTCAAAGGTGTTGTCGTCGCAATACTCGGTGAGCAGGCGCAAGTAGCCTTCGCCGTAGGACACTTGGTTTTCGCAGGCCGTGTCGTAGGCCACATCAGCATCCGAGATGTACTCGATGTGCCGGATCATGCCATTGAAAATGTCGGCGACTTCCACATCGGCGTTGTCGTCCACGGGGATGACTTTGGCGCCTGGGCGGTTTTGCCGCTGGTCGTTTGTCACCTGACGCACATGCTGCGGCAGCTTGTTGATTGTTAGGCAGGGCCGTGCGTTGATCGTCTGCCCTTGCACCGCGCCGCGAGTCGCCAGCACATCGGCAGGCCACTGCCAGTGGTTGTCGGGCGAGCCAGCGTAGAACTTCAGGTCATCGACTTCATCTTCACGCGACTCAGACAGCGCCGAAACAGCCATGTCCAAACGCGAACGTGCCGTTGCCAACACATCCGCATCGCTTTTGTCTTTGGCCGAACCACCAACAGCAACGGCTGCGGCGGCGACTATGCCTGTTGGGTCTGCCATTATTTTTTCTTTTCTGCTTTACGCTTGACCGAGTAAGCAATCGCCACGGCCTGCTTTACAGGCTTGCCAGCAGCCACTTCGGCCTTGACGTTTTTGCGAAAAGCCTCGGGTGTTTTTGACTTGACAAGCGGCATGTTAAGACGCTCCGTGAATGATTGCAAAGTTGATTACAACCGCTTCGGATAAATTTCCACCACTGATGTTTCTCAGTGTAATCGTACAAGTGCCCGCGCTCATGCTGCTAATCCAGCAGTTGTACGCGCCCGATGTAGCACCAGAACTTACGTTCAAAATAATCACATCTTTAACGCTGATCAAACTGTTGGTCAGTGTGAAAGTTACATTGGTCAACGTGTTGAGCGTTGCGCCGTTCGTTGTAATTCGGCCCATGCTTGCATTAAGCGTGACGCCAGTTGACTTGCTTGTCTCTTGAGTTACCGCGCCTTGTCCAGCAAGGGCGTAGCCAATTTCTTCACTGGCATAACAAGTGGTGAACTCTGGGTCTAGGTATGCAACGCCAGTTGCTTTGGTGTTAGACATTATTTTTTCTTTGCAGTTTTAGCCGACTTTATAAAGTCTTGCTTGGTCGGCGCAGCTTTACTGCCAACCTTATTCATTTTTTCGCCAGAACCGGCTTTGATACGAGCCTGTTTTGCGTGAATGTTTGCGTAGAGGCCAGGTTTTGTTGCCATGATCAGCACTTCCATCGTTTAAGGGCTGCTTTAGCGCGTTCGCCGTCTTTGGCGTTGGCCGCTACGGCACCCATTCTTGCACAAAATGAATCCTTGCGGCCTTGATCTGCCTTGGTCTTGGGGTTTGGGGCCGGCGCCTTGAGGTTTGAGCCAGTCGCAGCGTTGTACTTGGCTCTACCCTTCTCGGTCAGGCCAGCGCCCTTAGATACGGGCAGTTTTTCACCGCGTCCGACAGACAAAGAAACAGTTTTTTTCGTTGCCATCTAGCTTCCCATCCAAGATGTGTTGGCCGAAGTGTCTGAATACGTCCGGCGGGTGGTTGTGCGCGCATTGTACTCGCCCCGATGGGCCACGGGAAAGGCAAACGTCACTGCAATAGCGTCCGCAGCGTCTGGCGAGGCTAAACCGCGTGATTTCATGTCTTTTTTCGACTCCAAAAAGATTGTTCCACGTGAATCAGGCTTCATCATAGGCGAAATCAAGTCCGTCTTCAAGAACCTGTCGTTCGGAATACTGGCCGTCTTGAGCCATTCCCGCATGTCGCCCCACATTTGCGCCCTCATGTTGCCGTACATGATCGGGTTTTTGGACTTGTTGCCAAAATTTACGCCCTTGATCTTGTAGCGCTGCTCTTTGAGCCTGTCCACAATGCCCGCCCCCAGCCCGCCCTCGTCAATGACGACCAGCGTGGGCTTGTATTCCTCAATGGCGTCAATCACATACCCCACCACGGTCATGGTGTCGTCGCCTCGGTGCCTGATGATCTTCACGATGTCGCGCCCCTGCCGCACGGCAATGACTGTCGCGTCCGCACCGAACCGCGCCGGATCGACACCGATCACAATGGGCGCGCTCATGTCTTGGTATTTGACCCGCTTCATGGCCTCGTCGACCGTATTGGCGCCGATGAACTGATCATCGCCCGCGCTTGGAAACTGGCCGTACACCTCGACGTGCGCCTGGGCTGAGTCCGGCCCGTACTCGTCGATGATCTGCTGGTAGACCGCCTTGTCTGTTCCTTCGACCGTGCGGGCGTCCACCACCTTGGTGTTCCAAAAGTCGCGCTTGGAGTGGAACGTCTCGTAGAAGTACCCCGTGTTGCGGCGGGGGTTGGAGAACGCAAACCAGAACCTGTTGGGCGTGTTCTCCGTAAAGAAACCTGCAGTCACCGCCCAGATGGCGTCATCAATACCACTGGCCTCGTCGAAGATGACCAGCACGCCGTCCATGTTGTGCACACCCGCAAACGCGTCTGGATTCTCAGCCGACCAGAGCCGGCCCTCAACGCCCCAGTACCTGGTGCCCTTACGCAAATCGCGCTCAACCAACTCGGTCAGCCACTTGGCCGGTTGCAGGCTGGTGGCGCTGACCTCAAACCAGTGGCTGTTCAGCCCCATCGCCAGCCACTTGGTAATCTCGGCCCAGGTCACCTTACGCAGCTGCGACTCGCTGTTGGCCGACACGATGGTTGTTGAGCCGATCCGCGTGGACAGCATCCAGATAACCAGCCATGAGACTAGCGCCGACTTGCCAATACCACGGCCTGACGCGACCGCTTCGCGCAGGGTATCGAAGTCAATCTTGCCGCCGTTTTGCTTGATGTGCGCCGCGATGTCTTGCAACACCTCGCGCTGCCATTTGCGCGGGCCACTGAAATGTTCCAGCGGCGTGCCCTTGACGCCCCACGGGAACAGCAGCATCACGAACGCCAGCGGGTTGTCCTTGATTTGGGGCGACCACAGCCGCGCCATCAACTCTTGTTCGTCTTCAGCGCTGTACTTGGTGGACTGCATCTAGTTGTGGCGTGAGGTATTCACTTGGGTTGTTCTCAATAACGTCCATGACGCGCCGCTCGGCTTCGGCCAAGGCGGCGGTGATTGAGATGCGCTGATCCACGTCGATGGTAATGGCCTGCTTGGCGACCCAACCGTGGACGTGTTGCAGAATTGCCAGGCTGGCTTTGGCGTCCCCCTCGGCGGCGGCTTTGTGCAGTTGGCGTGAGGCTTCTATCTCGCCATCAGCCTTGCCCTTTAACGCGGCAACTTCGGCGATCGGGTCAAGCTGGCACAGTTGGCGGTACTCGGTAGGCAACATGCCCGCAGCCATAGCCAAGCTGTCGCCTTTGAGGCCCAACTTGGCAGCATCGTAGATTCGGTTTAAGCGCGCCTCTGTCGCTTCGACTTTGCGCGCCTCAAATGGAAGCGAGTAAAACATGGATTCTCCAGCCACTGGTACGTGTGCGCGGATTTTATACTAAAAAAAATTTTGTTTGTAGCCCCTCCGTTACCGGCTGGCCCTGCCGCTCGGCCCTACCCCCACCCCCTAAGTTAGTAAGCGCTTACTTACAGCCTGGTATGTGAGCACTTACTAACATGCACCGCCCCAGTTAGCACTCACTTACAACCTGGTGAGTGAGTGCTGACTAACATCCTGGTTAGTGGGCGCTCACGCCAGATCGCATGGGTCATTTAGGCTAACCCAAACAGGTTGACAGCTTGCAACATGCGAGCCGGCCATGCGGCCACATAGCATGGGTCATTTGGGTCATGGCCTACATGTTGACCCATGTGGCACATGCGAGGGCTTTTGGCGCTCTCTGGGGGCTTTGGCGCGATGGGTCATTTGGGTCATTTAGCCATCAAATTTAAGTCGCTGCCTTATAACATTGCCACTGTATATATATACAGTATATTGATAACTTCATAATTCAACTTATCAATGACCCAAATGACCCAAACAATAGGCTTTTCATTGGGGGCGCGCATGTGTCAAACGCCCCTAATCTGGCGTCAAACTTTTAGCACAAATGACCCAAGTTTTTGTAAGCAATTCCATTACATAGGGTTTTGGAGGGGTCTTGTAAATCAATCACTTACAGCAACTGGCACGATTCTTCCCTGCTATATAGGTGAGAGGGTAGTAAAAATAAGCCCGTTCAAGTGCAAGAGAATCTGTTACAGTAGAGACTTCAACAACCAAAGGAGCTAGCAACATGACCAAATCAGAGCAACGCGAAATAGACCGAATCAAAGCCGCTGCACCCGTTCTAGGGTTTGACTACACGGCTCGCGCATTGTCCGCACTGTATCGCGCGGCACGCACAGCTAAAAGCCGCGATGAAATTTACAGCGTAGTTTATGCATATGGTGCTTACAAATCAACCGAATTCATCATCTAAGGAGCTAGCAACATGACTTCATTAAATTACATTGACCGCGTATTCACAGAGAACACGGGAGGCGGCACGATGGTTGACTTTGTACAGCTAAAAGATGGCCGCATTCTAGGCATCAACGACGAATATGTCGTGCTCTATGAAAGCCTTGAGGCGTTCTATGAGTGCTTACCCATCAACCGCGAATCCATCAACCTAATAGGCTAAATCATGACCCGCTATATCTTTACCCGCCGCCATGCCATGCGCGCCGCTATTTTGAACGCCGCCGGCGCTCTGGCGTTAATCGCCGGCGCCGTCGCGCTGATGCTTGCATATTTTGATGTTTTAGTTAAATAAAGGAAAACCGCCATGCTACGCTCACCATCAATCAAAACCCTAAAAATCATTTTTGGCGACAATGCCGCTCGCGCAAAAGCAATTTTGCTTATGAATCGTGAGCAATTGCTAAGAACGCCAGCCGGCGCCGCACGCGCTGCTGAGTGCTATAACCCGCCCACTACGCAAGATATCCGCATGGAATGCCTGAACGAACTAGGCGATTTTCATGGCGTTGAATATTTCGACACTAAACAAGGCGGGTGCATGTACTTGAACGCCGGCGACACTTACGCGCCCACATTGGTGCGGCATAACGGGGTTTATCGGGTTAGTTCATGGGGCGATATCGCTGAACGCCACGCCGCCTGACAATGCCAGCTTATGCGCCTTATGTAGGGCGCATAGGCGGGAAATTGTCCCGATAACAGTGGAGTAAATTATGATCCAGACAATCAATGTTTCAGACTTCCGCGATGCCTTTCGCGCGTATGGCCGGCATGAGCAATTCAGTTATGAGGGGCTTGGCGCTCTGTTTGACTATTTAGAAGACGCCGCGCCGTCCTATGAACTTGATGTCATAGCGCTTTGCTGCGACTACTCAGAAGATACAGTCGAGCAGATCGCAGAAGCCTATGGGCTGGAATTGCCGCCAAATGAAACAGAGGAGGAGCACCAGGCGGCCGTGCGCGATTACTTGGACGACCGAACCCAAATTGTGGCCGAATTAGACGGCCGGTTTTTGTACTCTCAATTTTAAGGAAACCACGCCATGAACACAATCACTATCGGGCGCACTACTTACAAACTGCGCGACACATCAACCATTTTTGCAGACCATGCCAAGTGCACCGGTAAGCATAAAAAAGTTAAGGTAAAGGCTGATAAACCGCGTTTTTACCCGCCACAAGGCGCCAGCATGAGCACCGCCGATTATGTGCGCGCTTATGAGAACATGAACAGCAAAATCATGCCTTGGGACTGGCAACCATTGACCGAACACATCAGCCAAGTTCAAGGCGAAGACACTTTTGAGGTGGAAGCATGAAACAAGCAGACTACAACAGGCTCGAAGCCATGCTAGGCCGCGCGCAAGAATTGGCCGCGCAAGTGCTGAACGGGGAAGCGCCTGAAAGCGCCCTCGCTGAAGAAGTGTCTGGCGAATGTGCCGAATTGCTAGCGCTCATGGATGGCGACATGGCCGCGTTTAGTGAGCCTGATCTTATCGATCCCGAATTGCTGGCTTTGGCCGGCGCGTTACAGCCGGAGGTGCAAGTATGATAGATATGCGAGTTCCATCCTACGGGTTAGTTCTGCAACTACTGAACGCCGCCCTTTGCGAGTTAACGCATGGGGAGACTGAAGAGGCCATTGCCACTATTGAACAAGCGCGCTCACTGTTGGAAAGTCTAGGGGTTGACGCATGAAAGGCGTACCCTACACAGTGCGAGGGCTGGCCCTCGAATGCGAATTTGAATTTGAAGCCGGCGAACCGCGGACGCTGGACGATCCAGGATGGCCGGACATTTACACTTTAACCGGTGCATGGCTGAACGGCGTTAGTGTCATGCCGATCATTGACCCTGCGGTTGTGCAAGAGTTAGAAGAACGCGCCCGATGGCCGTAGTGTTGGCGGTCTTAGCTGCCGCATTACTTGCCATCATTCTGAAACTTTAAAGCCCCTCACGGGGCTTTTTTATTTGACCCTGACCAGCGCTGCCGCTGGCGCATCCTCTACAAGTCGGCGTAAATTGGACTTGTTACCGCCGGCCATGTCGGGCGCACAATACAGGTGCTTTTTGCTTGGGTAGTCTGATGACGCCACACGGCCAAGGTCAACCCAACCGGCTTCTTTGAACGCATGCAACAGCGCCTGCTGCGGCACTTTAACGCCTGCCGGTGCTGACCCTGCCAGCCTGTCGCAGACAGCGTGAAAGGGGCTACCAATGACGCCTTTGCTGAACTCGCCTACTTTCAAGCGCATGGCCTCGACTAAATATGATTCTGCTATCGAAAGGCCATGCTCAACCAGGTTCAATTTGAATTCGGTCATCATTGGCGCTGCGCCAGGGTTGAACGCCGACACATCCCGCGCTGCAAGCCATGCCCCGATTGCTGCAAAGCCACCGGCCTTGTACCAGGCCCACATCTTGGCGGCGGCGTCTGGGGTCATTCTGGGGGCATGTGACCACACGCAAAACCAGCGTCTATCCTGCGAATCTAGGCTGATGGGCACGGGGTCATTGCTGAACGCCAGCACAAAGACGCGGTTTGCCATCGCGTATGGGTGTAAACCCTTACGGTTGATCGTGAGCATCTCGGGCGGCGCTGCGATGATAGGCTTCAGGCGGTTTGCCAGCGCGCGGCGCTCCTTTGCGTCTGGCTCTTTCAACTCGTTCAGAATCAGAATCTCAGACTCCAAGGCGTAGCCAAACTGGCTGCTCATGGTGTCGTTGTCCAGCAAGCCCCTGTTCTTGAGGTGCGCGCCACAGACTGACCAGATGAAGGGGGCCCACATGGTGTCTTTGCCTGACCCCTGATCGCCGCCATGCAGAATCGCGTGATTGACTTTGATCTCGGGGTGCTGCAACTTGAACGCCATCACATCCAGGATATGCTCTAACTCTTTGGCCTCGGGCACCAGCAGCCGGCAGTGTTCCAGCCAAGGCGTCACATCACCGGCTGCGGTTGCTGGCCGCGCATCGCGCCAGCGGTTGCCGTAGATGTCGCCGTCTCGGGTCACTAGCACCGACTCGCCTGCGGCGTAGGTGATGCCGACCAGCGCCTTAGCGCCCTTGGCCTGCCTGTTCTCGTCATAGCAGATTGACGCTTCGATCTTGCGTCCGGTGTGAATTGACTTGCACGAAATGTGCCTGAACAGGGCATTGAAGGTCTGGCGGGAGACTTCGCGGCGGTCTTGCATGTCGAAATACGACTCATCGTCTTGTATATACGCAAACCGCTCGTACCAGTCGGCCTTCTCGATGCGGCCTAATTCCTTGCGCTCGACCTCGGCAATGCGCTCGGCGGCGGCGTCTGTGAATACATCGTTCGGCGTCAGCTTGGCAAGCGCGCCCTCCATCGCAGCGGTGAACAGTTCTTCACGCAGCCCAGGCGTATGCTTTGGGCCACCATTCTCGGCCACCCAATCTAGGAAGGTGCGGGAATCCAGATCAACGCAGTGCCCGTGAAGGCAGCAGTACGCCCGATTGGCGGGCATGTAGCGGCCCTCTGGGTTGCCATCGCTATGCTGCTCACTGTTGGGGCAGATCACGCCGGCCCAGCCCTCTTGGTTCGGTTTGGACAGCAGCAGCCCCTGCGCTGACAGCCACGCCAGCACATCGTCAGCGCCATCATCACTGATGCGGATCGGGCGCAGGGTCAGGCTGTCGGCGGCGGCTGGCGTCACGCCCAGAGCGGCGCATATCTCGGGCAGGCTGTAGTCGCGCTCTGGGTGGAACTCCACCAAACGGGCTTCAAAGTTATCGCGCCCAGGCTTCAGGTTGACTGAGCCAGGCAGACGGAAATTGCGAACGGCATTGATGGCGCCAGGGTCTGTATAGCCAGCGTCTGCGATGGCCTTGATGGCCGCGCTGAACTCGCCCTTGGTGGGCTGCTCGTTGAAGGCGTAGCCCCACTGAAACGAGCCGGCTGATGTCTCCATGATCCATGTCGGCGGCAGGGGCGGCGTCTTGCTCTTGGTGCCTATGTCGTCCAGCATCATTACCAGGATGTACTCGCAGTTCGCTGCGCTGGCGCTGACATGACCGTCCTTGAAGCGCTCCACGATAAAGCTGGCGGTGTTGCCATACCATGACTCGCCGGCCTTGGTTCTATGGCTGGGCAAGAACGCCGGCCAGGTGGCTTTGACAGCCCCATCGGCGTGAAAATCCAACGCTCCGTCTTTTAATTTGGGTTTTTGCCTGACTATCAGGGCTGTTTCGCCCTCTGGGGCCAAAGATGCTATAAACTCGATCATGTTGTTCTCTCCTTGAAGTTGAGTTAGCCCCCGTCTAATCCACGGGGGCTTTTTTTATTACAGTGAACAGACGCGGCAAGTCGCCACACTCCCGTCACCGCGAATCTTGCGGCCACTTTCAAACTCTAAGGCCAACTCTTTAAGCGATGCCGGCCAAGTGTCGCGCTGCGGCGACCGGAAGGTGTGCCCCAGCTTCTCCTCCACGGCCACGCCCTTAGCGTATTCTTCTGGGTAGTCACGCCACAAGTCACGCCACTCGCCTAGACGCTGATAGGGGCACACGGCGCAGTCAGTGCGGCGCGGTATCGACACGCCGCGCTCGGCCAAGTACGCCCAAACCTTTGCTTCGTTCCAGCCCCACTCACGCATCGGAAACCTGATTTTCATGTCTTCGCCGTAGATGCCGCGCCTGGCTTCTTCGTCAGCGCGCAGGCCCACATACAAGACCGAACCTTCAGGCAGCGATTCAAAATACTCAATAGTCGGTTCGATCTTGAGGATGCGCGTACACCATCTGGCGCGAAAGTTTGGCAGCATCTGCATCTCGTCAATCAGGCCGTACAGGTCTGTCTTGTGACCAACTTTTTTAATCGGCAGGCCCAGCATCTGCTCCAGTTTGGCCCAGTGGTCAACCATCTCAGGCAACTCGTTGCCAGTGGCGTTGCAGATCAACTCGTACTCACGCGGCTCGACTTCCATCAGCCGCAGCGCCAAGGCGGTCGAGTCTTTGCCGCCGCTTAAACCAATGACATGTTTCATGAATACCTTGTTGTGATCACACCTTCAGCCGCCAGCGGCAGGCCATCGGCCCAAGCTGGTGGTTCGCACATGACGCGGTGCATGCGCGCGCCGACTGCCTCGGCCTGATCGGCTGGGCACTCGACAACGATCTCATCATGTACATGTAGAACGACATCATCTATTTGGCGCAGGGAATGGCGCAAGATGTCATGGGCTGCGGCCTGCGTTATGTTCTCGCAAGCCAAGCCGCGCCATAAACGGGCGCGCGGCCATTCTTTGGCATCGGCGGCGGGTTTCCAAGCAGCTTTGGTGTAGGTCACATTGCCTTCGTCATCGAATTTGGCGTTGGGATAGCACAGCACCCTGCCGGAAGGAAGACTGTACCAGAGCATCTGGCCGTCAAACATGTAGGTAACCCGACCCGCGCTAAATTCATGGTTTTTATTTCGCATGGCGCGCATGTATGCGCCCTCCAAGGCGCTGCCGTGCTGCATGGCCCAAGGGTTTGCCCTACGCCAGCCGTCCACGGCGCGCTGGACTTCTGAGCCGGACAGGTGTATGCCGTAGGCGCGCCCGAACACCTCAAAGGCGCCAGCCCCACCTAGAAAGCCAAGGGCCAACTCTTGCACCTTGCCGACCTGGCGCTGATCGCCGGACACCTCGGCGTAAGGCACACGAAAGGTGGCCGTGGCATTGACTTTGTACGGGTCAAGGCCGGAGCGGAACACGTCCAGCTTGGCCTCGCCGGCGGCGCACTTGGACAGCCACGGATGCACACGGCCTTCGATGGCCGACCAGTCGTAGGCGATCAGCACATGCCCAGGCTTGGCTATCAGTGAGGGCCGGAGCATTCCCTTGAGAACATCCGTAATGCGTCTTCCAAATCTTGGTGTGATTGTGTGTCCGCGCACCATAGCGTTGCGTACTTCATCAGGGTCTTTGGCGCATTTGCGGGTAAAGTTGTGAACCTGTGCGCCATAGCTTGATGCACGTCCGGTGGCAGACCCTCCAGCAAAAACGAAAGCGCCTCGGACTCGGTGATCCTCCTCATCGGCAAGCTGTTCAAGGCGACTGAATTTCGCAACCGAAGACGCCCAGAGGTCGTCCGCGCATTGAATAACGTCCGCAACATGGGCCGGAATCTCATCGTGGTTCTCCATCGCAAGCAAGTTAGCCCGCACAGTCTTGTCAATCGAATATTTCTCGCCAGTCCACATCAGCTTCTTGGCCTCTGGGCCTACGCGCTCAAGCACCCACTCGCGCATCTTAGGCGAGCGCACGCTGGTGATCTGGCCCTCGGTCACCTCGGCCACGATCTGCTGGATTTCTTCTGTCTCAGCGGCGGCAAAGCGCACGGCAGCGGCGCACAGCGGGGCGTCTACCAGCACGCCCCTGTCGTTGATGCGCTCGTTGACGTGGTAGTCAGACAGTTCTTGCTCTGACAGTGGCCGCATGGCTTGGCTGATGGCACGCATGGCGCGCACGTCCTGTTCGCAGTAGGCCACCATCTCGGCCATCAGGGCGGCGTCCTCGCGGAACGGCGGCACGCACAGCAGCCGGATCAACTGACTTCCACGATGGTCTTTCTTCATGCTAGCGCCAGCGAACCGGCCAGCGTCTTCTAGGCTACCAGGCGCACAGTTGGCACGGGCCTGCGAGGCGGTGCAGTAGAACTGCTCCAGCTTGAAGTCGATCTGTAGAACATACCAGAAGATCAAGCGCTCGAAGGCCGCGTTGTGGGCGTAGATCAGGCCGGTGTACTGGCGCACTTCATCGGGGAAGGGTTGGCTGGGTAGCCATGTCTGCACCTCGCCATCGTCAAAGGCGTAGGACATGCACAGCACCTCGGTGCTAGCGTGTTGGGCGTAGTTGTAGACGCCGTGCTTTTTAAGGTCACAGTGGCTGCGGGTTTCGAAGTCTAGGTAGAGCATTTTCCAATGCCCACTCTTGCGAATGGGCATCAGGAAAGGCTTACGCTGCGCGGCGGCGGCGTCCGGCTGGTGCTGGCGCTTCATCAGCGGGTACAGCTTCAGCCTCTGCGGGCTTTTCATCCGCATCCATACCAACCCACTCAACCACGCTAAACACTGGCGTGTAAATCTTGCCGTAGCTTTTGTGCGCGTAGTGGTCTTTCTTCAGCTTGATGATAGCCACTGGCTTGGTCTGATCCTTCTCGACTTGCTCGGCCAAGGCGACTGCCAAGGCTTGCACGGCGCGCTTGCCGCCCACGCTGGTGGTGGTGAACCGCGCTTCCATGCCCTTGTCTTCACCAGACAAGCACTTGAGCGACATGCCGACTTGCGTCTCCCAGCCCTTCTTGGCGCTAGGCGGTGCAATGTCAAGTTCAGGCAGTGGCTGGCTTACGCTTGCCATCTTCTCGCCTAACACTTCACCGTCACCCCAAGCGATAAAGCCGTGGACAAACGAGAAAGGATTGACGGCCCAGGTGGCTTCATCTTCGACTTCGGTCTGATCAGCGCCGAACACCCAATGGCCGGTCTTGTCCATCTTGAGGATGACAACGCCGGCTGGGCCAACATCAGTGGCGATAGAACGCAGGGAAGTAGCGAGGGAGGAGACTGCTGGAAGGCCAGCGGATTTGAAAACTGTCAGTGACATGATTTTACCTTTACATTATTTTAGAAAGAGCGGCGTTTAACTGCTGCCCGATTAGTACAACTGCTGGCCGAGGATCGCTCTCCGGTGCAATTGTGTTACCCGAACTGATCGCTACTGTCAGCCCGTCAGGCAGCTTGAGTTTCTGCGCTTTAAGCAGCTTCTCGGCAGCAGCCGGACTGACCAACTTCGTCTCGATCACTTCAGATTCTTTGAGGTGCTGGAGCAGCGCCGCCTTGGCGTCCTCCTCCTTCACCCACGATCTTGTGGCCCGCTTGGGCACCATCTTCCAGCCCGTAACGGGCTTGCCCTTCTTCATCATCTCCTCGGCCAAAGCGCGAAGGTCTTTGATCCACGTTTCCAAGAGGTCTGCATTGTGTAGATACGCGCCGATCTTGTCAACGTCTATCTTATCCATCTTGATCGCAACAGCGCGGTCAACGGCGCCGGTCATTATCGGGCACACCGGCTTGGCAGCGCACCAGCGGCAGTGGTCGCCGTTCTTCAGGGGCGCGTCAGCCAGACCGGCTGCGGTGACCGCCTTGACCAGATCACGCTCAAACTGTTCGATACGGGCGCGTGTGGTCGTCCAGCGTTTGATCTCTGGCGGCTGGATGATGATCAGTTCGATCTCTGTTGCGCCGTCAAACACCCACTGCGCCTCGGGGGTACGCATGCTGGCGGCGGCGTAGAACATCAGTTGTTCGTTTTCTTCAGCCGACACGGCAACGCCAGTGCCAAACTTCCAATCCAAAATGATCGCCTTGCTGCCGATGCGGCCCATCAGGTCGGTCGAGCCAAAGACACCAGGCAGCAGATCACCAAAGCCGACACGCGTCTCGACTTCGTACTCCATTGTCTTTTCAGGGTCTACTTCATCGAGCAACGACAGGCCCACCATGATCTTCTCGTCGTAGAGGTCTTGCGTCAGCACTTGGTCTTTGTATTGCGTGCCGATCACGTCGACGCTTTGGTCTTCCAAGATGGCGCTGATGGCGTTGTGTAGCAGCGTGCCTTGGTCGGCGTGGCTGTTGCTGGGCTTGGGTGGCATCTTCTGCACCAAGGCTACTGAGCCTGGGCAGGCCATTACGCGCTTGGCTGACGAGCCGCCTACGATGTTACTGTGCTGCATCTTCTTCTCTCGTAATGATGACAACAGTTTCAGGCAAATAAATAGCGTCTTGAATGAACGCTAACTTTGCGTAGGGCGCGATGTCGTTAACGTGATCCAAGATGATCTTAACGATCTCGGCGCGGGTGAACTCTAGCTTCATTTTTACTTGCCTCCAATCTTTAACATGCAATCAATCTGCACGTTCTGCGATTTAAATACGTCAATGAGCTTGTCAAACGCTTTAGCGTTAGCAAGCAAACCATCAGCAACGGTTTGTACGGCTTCCGTTGCTGCCGCGTCCCATTTGACGCCATAAAACTGGCAGTTTTGTACGGTTGTGGGGGCTTGAGGTTTGGCTTTCATGTTGACTCCAATTTAGTTGATGAGGCGTTCAGTGTAGCATAAAAAATAAAAGTGTGCTAAACTTTTTTACATGCTTGAAAAACAAATCGAACGCTACCTTGTTGATCGTGTCAAAGCGGTTGGCGGTGTGGCCTACAAATTCACCAGCCCCGCGCACCGTGGTGTGGCTGACCGTATCGTCTGCTTTCCCAACGGCCAGACATGGTTCGTTGAGGTCAAGACCGAAAGCGGCAGGCTGTCGCCCTTGCAGAAGGTTTTCATGTCGGACATGGCACGCATGAAACAGAACTACGTATGCCTGTGGAACAAGGATCAGATCAATGGGTGGCTTAATGAAGTTGCGTGATTACCAAGAACAGGCCGTTGACTTCCTGTATGAACACGACCGCGCCATGATCTTGGCGCCCGTGGGCGCAGGCAAGACGGCCATCACGCTGACAGCCATGCAGGCGATGCTGGCCGACCGCGTGGTCGAGCGCTTCTTAGTGCTAGCGCCCAAGCGCGTCTGCACGGACGTGTGGCCGATCGAGCAGCCCAAGTGGGCGCCGAGTCTGACGCTGGCCGTGGCGGTGGGCACGCCTGCACAGCGCAAGGCGGCGCTTGGCGGCGGCGCGCAGATCATCGTGACCAACTACGACAACATACAGTGGCTAGCGACACAGAACCTAGCGCACATTGACGGCATCGTCTACGACGAGTTGACCAAGCTGAAGAACCCGTCCGGCGCTAGGTTCAAGGCGCTGAACAAGGTCATCGACAAGATCAACATCCGCTGGGGCTTGACCGGCAGCTTTACCAGCAACGGGCTGGAGGATGTGTTCGGCCAGTGCAAGATTGTTGATCAGTCGCTGCTTGGCCGCAGCAAAGGCGCGTTCCAGCAGCAGTACTTCATCCTGATCAACAAAGAGTACGGCGATTGGGCACCGCGCCCTGGCTCACTGGCGCAAGTCATGGAGCGCATCAAGCCGGCCACCTACCTACTGGAGCCAGGCGACTACAAAGACACGCTGCCGCCGCTGTACACGGTCGAGTTGCGCTGCGACATGGACATGACGGACTACAACACCATGAAGAAAGACTTTGTGCTGAATGATGTGGTGGCGGTCAACGCGGCTGTCGTGACGCAGAAGCTGCAACAGATGGCAAGCGGGTTCCTGTACACCGACAATGGCCCCGTCTGGCTATCTAGCCATAAATTTGACCGCCTTGAGGAATTGCTTGATGAAAACCAACACACCAACACCATCCTTGTCTATCAATACCAAGAAGAACTCGCCGAGATTAAGCGACGTTTTACCGTTACGACCCTTGATGACGTGGGCGCAATTGAGCGATGGAATGACGGCAAAGTCAGACTACTCGCAGTCCACCCAAAGTCAGCCGGACACGGCCTCAACCTCCAGCACGGCGGGCACCACATCGTGTTCTTGTCGCTGCCGTGGTCGCTGGAACTCTACGAGCAGACCATCGGGCGGCTGCACCGCAGCGGCCAGAAGAATGCGGTCTGGTGCTACGTCATGCTGACGCACAAGACGGTTGACGAGAAGATTTGGGGCGCGCTACACGACAAGCGCACATTGTCGGACATTGCATTGGAGGCTTTGAAATGAGACGGATTGATTTATGGAAGGCGCAGCTAAAGGCGGCGCTGGCTGAGATGAAGATACGGCAGAGGGAGGCAAACGCGGCAACGCGCACTGTCGCCAG